AGTCCTAGAAGGACTATGGGGGCTGGTTCGGCAACAGCTTGTATAATGAAGAGCCTGATACGCATACCGTTTGCGAACTCTAGAATGACCACGATAGAAATATGATATACTGCGGTAGAGGCGATCAGGACGAAGAGGACGGAGAATAGGAATAGGCTAAACCACAGAAGGTGAGCCAAATCGCATTAGACCAAGACAGAGGGCAAGGCCTCCTAGTTGGCCTGTCTTAAGGCAGGTCCGACTGGAAGGAGGTGATGGAGAGCTACGAGAACATAGTACGGACTCGAAAACCACGAGTCAAGATTAAGACTGCCGGGTTGTGCGATGAGAATGTGATTCTTATGGAAGATTACTACATGACGAAGCGTCCAGACCTGGACGCCTTGCTTGACTTCAATCCACATGTGGTTGGTACACCTGGACAGTTTTTGCCACAGATGCGAGCATTGATCCGCCTTTGTCAAAGTTAGAGGGAGCGAATGGCCATACATGGGGACAAGCTAGTTCCGTTTGATCAGGTCGTCGTTGGCAAGGTGGTGAGCCGCAGTGGATCCTAGGTCTTGAACAAGGCGTTGGGTCTGCCCATAATAGAATATGAATTCTCTTCGAAGGCTCTTGACAGCTATGTCTGGGCTATGAACAGGCACTTGTCTGCAAAAATGCAACCAGACATGGCCACAGTAGCTGACTTCTAAACAATGACCAATGAATGCATAGCCAGCTTTGTGACATAAATTTTTGACAAGAGACCAGAGCCGAGAGGATTTCTTCTCGACTACCCAAAAGGACAAGATCAATGGTCCGACGCGAAAAAATTGAAGTATGAGAAGAACCTGATGAGGGTCTTTTATGACAAATAATATAGAGACTACCTGTGCTCTTTCACTCTTATGGTGAAGACAGGTGAAGTCCATGCGACCACGGATATATAGCTAGACAAGGATGGTCACATTACAGGCGTGTCTGCCAGGCCCAGAGCCATTATGAACCCTACTAAAGGAGCATTCGGATTGATGTAAGCAGTATAAACAGAAATATTTCCCCTGATCAAGGAGGTCATTCCAGGCTTCATTCATAGTATGACCACTATAGAGATATTAGCCCTAATCAAAAGTAAGATTCGGTCAGACTATAAGGCCATCTCCATAGACGGCAGCGCCTTCGATTCTTCCCAGTTTGAAGCCTTAATGCGATGTGTGGATGACACATTCTGGCGATTCATGCAACCGTATGTACGGAAGATAATCTAGCATAACTGGGAGGCTATGGCTATACCGCCCAATAACACAGTCGATGAAATAACTGCAAATTTGATGGATGCATTGCTGCAATCCAGGAATACTGTGTTTGTCAAAATCCCTGGCGTGCAAGCGCCAGATTGGCCTAATCATGTGCGAGCCCGTTTTTACCGAGACGTTGATGAATCCTTTAAATGGAAGGGAACTCGTCCAGAGTAGGATTGGATTTTTATGGAACTGAACGGCACAACTTTCAGCGGCCACTCAACGAAGACCACTCTGGGCAACACTCTCCGGACGCTTTGCTATGCCTGGTATTACCAGAGACAGGCAGGAATCTCCAGGACACCTTGGGACTGCGAACTAGTATTCACTATAGCATCAGGTGACGATTGCGTTATGTTCGTCCATCCCGACCATGCACAACATCTATATGATACGATTATGAATTTGTCATGCAGAAACACCAGACTCCAGATAGTGGGATTGGGGCAATGCATAAAGGAGATCTAGATCGGCAAATTCTACGAGATTGAGTTCTGCTCGAAATGGTCGGACTCTGCAGACGGATCCCTGGAGTCATGGAAGATGTGCAGATCTATTAAAAAATTAATGACCACAAAACAATATTTCACGGGTCGGAACAAACATATTCTCCACGACCCATATCTGCACCGAAGAGCTATACATGACGGCTTCTCTACAGAGAAGGTGTCGCGCCTCATAGAGGACATGCTGAAGGTCTAGCTGGACTAGCTCTAGCGGCCTCAGATACCGGAGGAGTAGCTGTTAAGCACTCTTTAAAAGGCCAAGCCCGTCGCTTTCGCTTAATCGAGCTCGGACTACGAGATGGAATAGTACGTTAACAATAGGATGGGCTACTCTCTCAAAGATCTTTGGCAGCTCAAGTAGGAGAAGGTTATTTACGCTGGTCGATCCAGAGAGGGACTATCAGATATAAAAGGAAATATGGCAAGAACCAAGAAGGCCAAGGGAATGAGACCCGCAACCGCGCTTAAGCGCGAATTGAGACAAGAGATTAAGAAGGACGAGAAGGCGCTCGTCAAAACTATCAGCAAGGCTATGCACTCTAAGGAGCACAAGAATGGACAAATGTAGCAAGCTAAGAATGACCGAGCTTCGTAGCAAGTGACGCGCCCGAAGTTCAACCGCGGAATGCTACAGCAGAATACCACGACTAACCAATGTCTTACGGCATGGGACGAATAACTGGTTGCCAAGCAACATCCAGGCTAATTCAACGTGCCGTATGTTGCCGGCATGAACGTGAGCAATCTACCGACAAACTGTTTTTCCGTGTCCAACAGCATATCCAGTGCTAATGTTTACCGCTCTTCTACTTACGATGCCTTAGGGACAGCTGATTATACTCTAATCTTTTGGAGTTCATCTATGACTGCCTTTTCAGGGAACAGTGGGCAAGGCAATATACCACCCTCCGACAAGCTAGGAGGTCTAGTTGTCAAGTAGATTGAAAGCAGCGATTTAGACACGGCATGGATAACTAGAGGCATATTCACAGAGGCGGCGTCGGCACACACTATGTTAGAGGC